TATTTTTGTGGGATACCTATACTACTATACGCACCCCCACCCCCCACTATACGCACCTCTAGGCAAACACTTTTTTTTTCTAGCGTAGAGTCTGCGTACCTTGGTTCTTTGTATAAATAATTTATAGATGGTCGTCTACCTTTTATAAATATATTCATCTTCTTTTCCTCTTCAGTTTCTTTGCGAGGTCTTTGATTATATCCATGGGTGTTCCTTCCTTCTCATCCAGCATACTCAGTACCAATGCCAGAGGATAAGTGGGAAGCTTCTGTTTCTTATTCTGAAACTTCAATAACATTCTCCTGATTGTCTGCATCAATACTTTACTTGGAATCTTGTAGGACATGATCTTAGTCATTTGAGTCCAATCTTTTCTGTCTGGTTGGAAGTGAGATTTATAGATTTCAAAATGTACTTCTTTGAATAACTTCATCAGTTCCATTTCATTTACTTCATTTGACATAGAGCTATATTTATTATTATTAACTGAGTCTAGTTCTATGAGTCTAGGTTTAGTTGTCCTATCAACAACTTTTGAGTTGTCCTTTAGACAACTTGTTTGGTCTTTTTTCATGTGTTTCTCCAGGTGTTTTAGTGTTTCATTTTGCTCTTGAATTTGTCGGTTAGGATCGTTGTTGAGAGCGTTTGATTTCACCTCATTATCGGATGTCAATGGATCATATAATATTCTATAGATAGATGATTTATGTTTGACATTTTGATAGAGTGGTGAGCCTTTACGAAGTCGTTTGATGTATCCCCAATCCATGAGTTTCGTGATAACTCTGGAGATATTCCCTTTATTACTTTGGACTTGTCTGGCGATATAATCGTAGGTGGGAAAGCAAACTCCTGTATAATTATCAGCAAGAGAACACAGGACAGATAAGACCAGATAGGTTTGAGGTTGACGACAGATTCGTTTATCATTCAATGCTCGTCTGGGTACAACTGTAAATGGACCTCCCTGATAGATCGACACTACATCATGCTTTCCGTTGCTGAGAATCTTTCGCCTTCTTTTTTCTTCGTAATCTGTAGGTTTGTTCATGGCGAGGTTAGACATAATCCGATTCTTTTAGTTCTTTAGTTGCTATTGCTTCGTAGCTTTTGACATGATCATTGATGAGTTGTTGTAATAATGCACCATAGCTAAGACAGGCGAGTTCTTTATTAAGATAGCGTTGTTGTATTTGTTTGACGTTTAACTTCTGATCATGCATACACCAATATAAAAACTCAACAGCTTCGGTAGCTAATAATTTATAGGTTTCACTATTTCTATTCATTTTTCTTCTCTGTATCGCAAGGAAGTTCTCCTATGTCGTTATGTATATCCCACAACGTATTTGTTGCCTGACGACTCTTATATTCCGTTGTAGAGGGTATTTGTTGCACATCCTTTACTGATTTCTCAACACATTCTGGACAGATAAAACAAACCGAGTGAATATTTATATTGCGTTCTTCACAAAACTGTTCGTAACATTCTTTATCACATTCAAAATCGATTTCATGACAGATGTGGCAATGCACAAATTGTTTTGGAAACATGATGACTTTACCCATGTGATTGTCCTTTATTATGACATTCATCGCAGATAACTCTATGATTGGAGGAGGGAATCATGCGAAGCTCACTAAGTATTTGATCTTTTGTTTCATAATATTTCTTGTGTTTACAAACTGTGCATTGGATATAATGTTTCATATTTCTTTGATGGTTACATTGTGTAGTGCTTCGGTAAGTTTCTTTTTTAATTTATAGACTTGTGTTCTAAATCCTTTTACATCCTCATAGACAACTTGTCCGTCTTGTTTGTAGGCAAAGTCCGCCTTGTAATTACAGATAAATTTATTATTGATTGTGATTTTAAAGTTGGGTTGCAGCTCTAGGTCGGATATGATTTTAGATTTATTGAGCAGACATAACTCTAGGTAGCGGTTCGCTTCTTTCTTTGAATGAAACCGAATGTTATCGATTGTTGTAATTATATTTTTATACTTACTCATCATCACCCTCGTATAGCTGATAGTGATATCTGTATTCCAAAGGCACTAAAATTTCTTTTCCTTTGTGATCTTTGATAGGCACACCATTTTCATCTACAATTATTCCCTGATTATTTATAATCTGTTTCATCATGTATCGCTCTGTGGTCGTCCATATTTATCGTATTTATGCTTATAATCCATGAAGGTATCGCACTTTACAGCGACTAATTTTTCTTCCCTGTCCTTAAACTGCTTGTATAATTGTGCGACAACAGTTTCACATTCATTGTTGTAAACCCTACCCAATCTTTTGTGATACAACTGACCATGCAATTCCACCCAAAAGGTTATGATAAGTGGTTCGATCATTGACCTATAACTTTCTTAAATACATTCGAGGTTTTCATTCCCTCGGTAACAAAGTGATCGACAAGTCTGTTCATCGATATTCTCTGTGTCTTTGATTGTTGTTTTAGTTTTTCGTAAGTCTTTTCATCAATACGAATGTTTAATTGTCGCATCATTTACACACCTCCTTGAAAGCGGTGTAGCCAAAGAAATCTATGGCGGGTCGATCAATGACGGGCGATATACCTTTCCATTTAAACTCACACTCATACTTTTTATTGTTCTCGATTGTTGCATTAATAAACTTTAGATTATCTGGGTTGGCTATGTTAAGTGCCAGTATTATTGTAAATATAAATTCCATTGCTTCTCCTAGTGTTAAGGGGAGAATCTCAATTTTACAGAAGGAACAGATTCTCCCCATATTTCCACCAATAAAAGGTAGGCATAACAGGAAACATAAAAAAAGTTACATCTACCTCTTGTAAAGATAGCAAAAATATATTAGATTGATACTAGGTATTTTTACCTAATGGCAATTAAGCCAAAAGAAAGGAAACATAATGAATAATCAATTACTACATACAATGTTTGATGCTCAAATGGAGATATTAAATGATTTATATTTCAGCGAACGTCTAATGTTACCATTGAAAACAAAAGCTGATATTTATTTAGCAAAAGAATTAAATTTAACTATAGGGGGTAAATAAATAATGGCAACAAAAAGAAAAATACAAATAGAAGTAGTGGGATATTTGTGGGTGTGTCCACATGACCACGAAACTTTTATGCCCCATATGACTCAATGGTTTCATTGTGATCGTTGTAACAAAAAATATAAAACATCGGATTGTCAACTAAATGAATGGTATAGACACGAACAAATCTATGACGACTACGACAATGCAATACAAACTTATGAAGATAAACTGTATCTAAAAAGTATGGAAGAATGGCTTAAAAAACCTAAACTAAAAATTAAAAATATTTCGGAGGAAACATAATGAGTATATTTAAAACAACAGAAGGCAAGGAGCATACGGGTTTGTATGTTGGTTATCTTCGAGTGTCCACCGAGGATCAGAATTGTACTCGTCAAATATTTAATATTAAAAAATATCTAAATGGTGGAAAGCATACCCTTAAATTTTTTACTGAAGAACCTATGTCGGGTGCAACCGACCCGTATAAAAGGGAAGAGTTGATGAAGGCAGTTGACTATTGTCGTAAACATAAAGCAACACTTGTCTTTGCAGACCTTGAGAGATTGTGTCGTAAAATGTGGATGACACTTAGATTCTTGGATGAAGTTATAAAACAAAACAAGATAAACTTTATTGTCTGTAATGATCCAACCATATCAGAAGATCCTATGCGACTTCAGATGAAGGCAATGTTTTCAGAATGGGAACGCCAGAGAATCTCTGAACGAACCAAGGAAACACTTGACTCATATCAAGCACAGATAAAAGAGAAGGGATACTTTACTTCAAAAGGTGGCAAGAAAGTCAGACGCTTGGGTGTGCATAGTTTAATGGATAAAGCTAGGCAGAAGTCAGGCGAGGTGGCAAGTGCAGAAGCTGATCGCTTTGCTAAAAGTATTTATTACTATCTAAACGATGCCTACACTCAATGTTCTTCTCTTAATGAGATGAGTATATTTCTTAATGATCGTAAAGTTAAAACACCCAGAGGAGGGAACTGGTATCCTTCGAGTGTTAAGAATATGTTAAAGCGATTAAAGATAGGAAATTATGATGAGTAATAAATTTTTTCTTGACTACTACCAAAGTAATACCAAAATGATATTAAGAATCATTATCTTTTATTTAATGGAGATTGTTTATGATAAGTGAAAAGTATTTACAAGCTCTTATCAGAGCTGAAAAGAAATCAAAGAGTCAGCAAAATGACGAGGACTATCGAAAGTATGGAAAGTTTATGCGATCCGCTTCAAGGATTACCATACCTTTAACTAATCTTAAAAATCTAAAAACCGCTCATGAGATGTTGAAATTATTAGTAAATGAACTAGACGAAATTATCAACAGTAAACACACAGTTTTTGAAAAGATATATCTTGCTGGATATTCTGTTACTGCCTGTTCGCAACATCTCAAACAAGCTGCTGATCCAAAGAATAACGGACAGCATTTTAAAGGTACTCGCTAATGATACAGACACAATATAGAGCATCCTATTCAATTCTAACCTCTAGCATTTATCATATTAACATTAATGGAAAGGAAGCAAGCTAATGTTAGACTTCAACAACAAACCCAAACCCTTACATTCAAGTAAGTCGCATAATATATATTCCGATAATTTAGGAAAAAAATCTACATATAGAAGTTTTACTGAATGGAAAAATAAATCTTTAAATGATTTAAAATATTATCTTATAACAATTAAGAAAACAACAATATTAGAAAATCTATCTATCTGTTTTTCTGCGGTATTGTTAGTTACTTTTTTTTATTTCTTATCAATTTTTTTTTGTGCCATTGATGATCAATGTGCAGCAATCTATATGGAGGTAGCTCATGGCAACTCCTAAAAATAAATTTAGTAAAGACGGATTTGAAGTAGGTGCATCTAAAGTACCATTGATAGTAATTGGACAAGATGATTTTGGAAATACAAGAGAACAACTACGTCAGAACTTTGTTGAGATAAGAAAGAATCCAGATGTAGTTCGTTTGGAAAGTAAACAAAATAAAAATGCCAAGGATCGAGGTAACTATCTGGAAGATGGAATCGCCCATTGGGTATCCGATCAACTCGATAGTCTGTGTGCCGATCCTGGTTCTGTTACATTTCGCAAACCCATTGATGCTTATCGTTTATCTAAATATAAAATGGCAGCATCGCTTGATGGTGTATTAACAATACAAGGAGAACCAATACAGTATGATGATCCGCAAACGGGTAAGACGTTTACATTATCTGGTAAAGGTGTATGCGAAATCAAAACTCAAGGTTATAACGACCATGTAACCTACGATCACATTCTACAACTGCAAGCTCAGATGTTAGTGTCTGGATTTAAGTGGGGTGTTATCGGACACCTAGGTCCTCGTTTGAAAATGCAGATGTTTGTGTTTGAATCTCATAAAGAAATACACAAAAAAATTATAGAACGAGTCAAAGATTTTTGGCGAAGAGTAGAAAAGGATACGCCTTATCCTGTCATAGCTGAATCAACAGAGAAAGTTTATTCTGATTGGTCGAATGATGACAAAGGTCTAACCAAACTTACCAACGACTATGATCTTGCCAAGGATGAAATAGAACGCTGGACAACTACAAAAGATCAACTCGCCAACGCTATCAAATCTATTCTTAAACAAGAGAATGCTAGTTATGTAAAGATCAGAGAGAAACAAATTGCCTGTGAATTAATAACTCGTAAAGCCACAGTTGAAAGAATTGTTCCAGCTAAACCCGCAAGTCAA